AGCACTTATTAGATAATCTCCTCACAAACTGTCCTATAAAAGGGTAAAGTGGAGATCTTTTAAGAATCTAAATAATAAATAAATTAAGAGGTTGGTTGAATGCCTTGAATCCAGTTAAAATAGGTTTCACTATTTGGATTTAGTTGCCAAGAACCTATGTGAGGTAAGTGTAAAAAGTGATAAGAGAAGTCATCACCACTAGATTTAAAAATAAATCCAGGGTTCTGAGCTGTATTAGTACTTTTATACTTAACAGGAAAATTAGATGGATTAGCATCTGTATTAAGAAAGGATAAATTGGTATACCAAGGAAGATTAAAATCCAAAACTGGATTAACAAGGGAGCTTTGTTGCATACCAATAAGTCGGTCATCATTTTCAGTGTTAATTACAACGCTTTTCATGATATCTGCCCGACGAGAAAGAATCTTGATATTAACAGATCCTCTATAAAACATAAAGAAAGGAGAAAATCTTTCAAAACTCTGAGCTGAAGTTGGATTTTGGGCAAAACCAGACAAATAATTGGTGTTATTGACAGGAGCAGTAGCATAATATCTGTGCATAACTTCTCTAATAGTAGTGATTTGTTCTCCCCAAATAATCTTATCATGTTTATATTCTTTAAAGCTTTCATGAACTGGCTCTGCAGGCTTCTTAAAATCATCTCTAGGACAACTCTCAGGATTAAAAGTCCAAATTAGATCTTTTTGAACTCCAAACTGAAAGTCACCAGCAGAAGCTTTATAAGTATTGATATAAATAGGTTTCTCTAGAGCAGGATCAAAATCAGACCACGTGAGATGCTTGAAATAGACGTCCATGATAGGTCTACCATCGGTCATAGCAAAAGGATTGCTAATATATGGAACTACAAACTCTACGTCAGTATCGCCTTCTATCTTAATAATCTTATGATAGCAGTCAGCCCATGAGTCTCTGGCATCAGTTCCGAGCCATAAAACTGCAGAAATGTTGTGAAAAGTACTGGCAGAAATATAGAAACGGAAGCGAATAGAACCTGATTGATATTTAAAAGCTTGCGAAAACATGTCGAGAAAGCACTTTTGGTTAAGAGCCGTTAGTCCAACAGCTTTGGCATCATCAGTTGAAACATAAGTTTCTCTTTGAACCAAAGCTGGAGTACAACAAATATATTGTAAATCCATTTCATCACTAGTGGTGTAACACACATCAGGTGAAGTGCTGATAGCATTTTCTTGATCATGGGCCATTTTAATAGCAGAATCAATTCCACGACCAGCATTCATATCTGAATAAGGATTCATTTTATGAACATCGGTCAAAGAAAGGGTGTTAGGTTTAGAAAGACCGAACATTTTAGCAAACTTACTAACTTTGGAACTTGCTCCTTTAAAGACTTTAGCATAAGGGGCCACAAAAGGAACACTTTCTAACACGGATGCAATAGGTTGAACACTATCAAGGGTACTTGAAATAACTCCTTTAGAGCCTTTGACAGCACTCTCACTACTTTCAGCATGAAAATGATAAGGCATGTAAACCTTAGCATCTGTAAATTGGGATGTAATCAGAATTTGAGCTTTGTTGGTAGCACCAGTAATGTCAGTTAAGGGATTCATCACTTTTATATTGATCATAGCTAGACGATCTTGAGTGCCTGGCTCTCCTTTAAAGTAATCCTGGATGTCATAAAATCTGGTGTTAAGAGTAAAAGGAATATCCATAATAACAGTAGAAGCTGAGGAAGCTGAGCAAATAACATGAGGTAACCCAGATTGAACTAAACAAGTAGCACTGTTAAGATTAGTTGCAAATCTATTTGTATTTGGCATAGGATACCAACTTGCCATGAACTTTCCATAAAGAGTTCTAGCAGCAGCTACTCGAAACGTGATACGAATATTTCCTCTAAAATAGTGGAAATTTCTAATTTTATCTCTGATAAAATCTTGCTGGAAAATTTCTTCAGGAAAGAAAATTCGGGCTAAGAGATGATCTTGAGCATCATCGGTACTCCAGTTGATGGTTTCATGGGGGTATTCACGATCCAGAACTTTATTCAAAGGAAAACCTTCAAAATTAGCTAAAGTGTGAACTGGTTCGAATCCATCACTATCGTGATTATGATAAACTTCGTTTACGTCTTCATAGTTACCAAGTTGCACTTGCTGAGTTGGTACAACTTCATTGGTATTTCTATCGTTCGTTTGAGCGATATGTGTTTGAGAATTCTCAGGAATAGGTTGCTTCGCAAATCCAGAACTAGATTCTGGAGTAAAACCTTCGTTGGTTTCATAAATTTCATTGCTCAAAATAGAGTTAGGTTTAGCATAATTCTTCATCCAGGGTAAGTTGGTACGAAGATTCAATGCTTCTTCTTTATAAAACTCATCATAAAGAGAGTAATATTCTTTTCTAAGATTAGAAATCATTTTGAATGTTTGTTCATTACAGCGTTCTTTAAGTGCTTTGAAGTATAATTTAATGTAGAAGTCAAAGACTTCCTTTCCATGATGAACTAATTCAAGTTGAAAACTTCTATAACAATCACACATATTTGAAAGATGTAAGGATGAATCCTTGGTTCTTAACCAGTATGTTGATTCTACAATAGTGTTTAGGTCAAGTGGAGCAAACATGCGACCATCACGATAAACAAATTTTCTACCAAGGAAATTAATAGTTTCAAGAGTGTCAAAGTCATGATTATCTGATTTGGAGAAGTGAGTATAATCCATGTCGAAACGCCTTTTGAAATGAGGTGTTAAATCCGAACAACGAAGTCCAGGTTTTTCAATAGTAATAATATTATCATCACCATACACCGCAATTCTATATTCAGAAGGACGTAGTTTGAGATCTTGAGCTAATACACTAACAATCATGCCAACTTGACAAATTGAATTATAAATGGCAGTAAGAAACTGGCCTGATGGATTACCATCAGCAACTTCATATACCATGTCTTTATGAATATGGCGAGCTTTGAAAATTTCCTGCATCAATAGTGCGCGAGTTTGACCATGTTGATCATCGTAAAACTTGTTAACAAGTTGAAGGAAAATTTCTCCCATTTCTGCAGGTAATTTACCATCAAAATTAGAAAAGTCGCCTGCAATGACGGATCCTTTCTTGGTGTTTAAATTGATATATAGGTATTCCCAGTCAAATCCATGAGCGTTAATGCCAACACAACATGGGTGTGTGAGTACGGTAGTATGCATGTAATCAACAAATGTTCCAAAAAACATACGCATCATTATTAAATAGTCCAAAGGACTGGCGGAAAAGAGTCGAGTTTTTCCAGCGTCACGTTTAGCGATCTCACGGGTTTCATCTTTGAGGATATCTGCCCATAAAACGTTAGCACGTTGACCGTTTTTAATTCTTTCAAGCTGTTCTAGGATTATCTTTTCAAGCTCTTCAGAAACTGCAAGAATGTCATTGGCATCACGATGAACCCAGTATAACTTCCCTTGACATCTAATCAAGCTAAAAGGGTAACCAGCGGAAGTACCAATTACGATAGCCTTAAACTGAGAATTTGGGATTGAGTTAATAGCCTCGTTCATACTTAACACGATTTTAAATTTAGGATCAACGTTGTGAATTTTAAAAAAATCAATTAAACTTGCTAGAACTAAATTGCGATCGAAATCACATTTAGTCTGAGTTTGATGAAGTTTTGCATGAGCAATATTCCATGGGTCGATTTTAACATCATCCTTTGTAAATTCTTTAAGATGAGCTGGCAAGTGTTTAGCTTTTTCATGCCATTCGAACATATCACTAGGAATTAATTTAGTACGATTTGGAGCAATGTGTGCTTTACTTGGATCCACTCTATATAAAATTTCATGAGGAAACTCATTACTCTCAGGCGAAAATAACAATTCATCTAAACTATCCTTATCTATCATCATTCCAACGCCAACGCCATTTGAGTGACCAGCGTGGACAGCAACAATTTTCAAAGTTCCATTGAAAGGAAGAGCCAATATTGACCCAGACATACCCGGACTCTTTGGAGACTGATAGCACATAGTGGTATCAATAAAGATTGGTGTTTTATCAACATAGTAATTATAAGTATTGCCATAAGAATCAACGTTAAAAGATGCAAACTGCAAGTCATAATCTCTATCATAGTAAACAGTTTCGAGTTTAGAACCGTCAGCTGGAGCATCAATGTCTTCTAAATTGATAAAATAGTCTCTAATAGCAGTAGGTAAGCTACAAGAAGTAGGGAGTTTAAAATAAACTAAATCATAACCTTCAATCACATCAAAAGATGGAAAAGGAATAGTTTGTTCAACAAATTTCTTAGCACTTGACAAGTATCCAATTTTAAGTTCTTTTACTTTACGATTCATAGCTCTAATCATAAAATGATGAGTTACAAAACAATACCCTTGGTCATAGTGGAAGCCATTACTATAAGCGTTACGGCCACCTACCTCCCAAATAACAAAGGTTCCAAATTTGATTCTGGAATCCTTAATCTTAAGAATAGCTGGACTCTCACCAATTGTGTGATAACCACTTTCAGGATTAACTCTATTTGCTTTTAACTTTTTCTTATCACGTTTCAATTTTCTTTTCTTGGTAGAAGATCTATGTTGAAAACTTTCATCATCAAAGGAAGGTGGGAAAAAGTAAGAACACAAATTAGTGGCGGCACCGTAAGTGACAAATGCTAAATAAGAAATAATTAAAAGCTGAGAACCAACAACTGCGTAATCTAAAATTGCGTGATCAACTAACCATTTAAGAGATTTAACTCCTTTATCATAATCTTCTTTATAGGCTTTCTTCTTAAATTCAGTATTTCTTCTTTGCGATTTTCTAAAGTTTTTATAATAGTTGGGATTAAATCTTTGGTGTACATCTCGACGAAGAGGATCCCTATAATCACTATTCTTGTAATTTGGTAGGCGATCTTCGAAGAATGCTCTTCTCAATTCTGGATCCGCTCTGTACTGCTCTAGGCCTTTCTGATAAATTTTTGATCCAGACTTCTTACATCTCTCAATTAGTTCGTCCATAAACTTGAGTTCATAGGTCTCGTCATCGTCATCAGAATTTTCAGAGTCAGTAGCATGTGTAAAAAGTGGTTGTGGTTCATTTGAAGGATCAGATGATTCTGTTTCAAAATTAACCTCAAGCCCTCTATACAAAGATTCTAATTTTTCAGGAGTAAAACTAGTATTTTTAAAACGTTCCTGGTTTCTTTTCCTGATTTTCACTGCTAGCATTGCTATTTGTGCAAGATTTTGCTCATGTTTGAGTTTAACTAATTGGTTTTGTTCATTTTTCATATAGACAACAAAAGTGTCAGTTAAAGGATCTTCCATTTTAGCAGATCTCACACATTGTATAGAAATACGGCGTTTAAAAGCAGCAGGATCAGTTAATCCAATATTCAGAACATCATTTTTACCTTCAGGATCTAAATTTGATGAAGCTACGATGTAAGCAGAATCAAATTTGCACATTCCTTTTAGGCCATAAGCCATTTTAAGATCATAAGGATCACTAGAGACCATTTTATTGATTTCAGTTGCTTCCCTTGCCCTTTCTTCAGCATTGGTGCTAGTGAAAATATCAGCAATTCCAACAAATTTTTGGTTGCAATAACCTTCAAAAAATGAGTCTTGACTTAACATAAATAACATTCCAGGATTGTACATTTTCTCTAGGGGTTCATTAGACTCTTTATTTTCAAAATAGTGAATGGTTTCGAATAGGTTAGAAGATAGCACTGATTTACCAGATCCAGCATGACCGGAAATAAAAATAAATACTGGTTCAACTCTTCTCCTATTGCCTTTGATATAAGCTTTTGCCAAATTGTAGAGCTTTCCACATTCATGGTATTTTTGCATGAACAAAGAGTATAAGCGATGGTGAATTTCATTTAACTCAGGATGAGGTAACATATATTCAGTACAATGTTCGTATTCTTCAACTATTTGCTCTAATAATTCTTCCTTGGTACTCATAGAACTAAATTCGTGAACATTTCTTTCCATAAAATCTATAAAATTCATCATAGCGTTCATAAGTTCTTGTTGTTGAGCATTAAAAGCGTCAAAGCCAAATAAGGATTTAGTGATAAAAGAAATAACGTATCTAAAAGATTCTAAGCGGTTTTTAACGCTAAATTGTGCATTTTTCATGTAATTGTAAGCATTATTAGCACGCTTAATATCTTCATCTCCTTTACCAATAATTCCAAGTTCGGCAAATATTTGACCAATGAAATCAGTTGAATCAAAGGCTTCAGGTTGAAATTCAGAAGTTTTGAAAACTTTTTCTAGTAGCAACGTTATACTCATATTTCTAGTAATAAGAAGATTGGTCAACCAATTAAGACCAGTCCAATATTCTCCTTTGTAGAAGTAATATGAGGCATGAACTAAACTATTTAGTTCAATAGCGAGTCGTTGTTTTTGAGGGGTGTTATAAGTGAATAGATCACTTAAGGAAATTTTTGAAAATTCTTGAATCTCTGCACTTATTTGCGAATAAGTGTCAATATTCTCATTTGTAGTCTTAACAAATCTCGACAAATTAATGTCAGTCATGTAATTACTCAATTGGAAACAATTATCAAGAGTTCGATCAATCTTCGAAATATTAGATCTTAACAAATTAATAAAGAAAAATAATGTATAAATTAATGGGATTGCAAGCCCAAATTTAATTAACATTGTTCCACTCTCAGGTGAAAAAGTATCGATGCGCTTTAAGCGTTCCTTTTTCATTTGCTTACTAGTTAAACGAGATTTTATTCCACGTTCTATAAGTTCTTGAGCTTCAAGCTTTTCATTGTATAGTTGTTTGAGCTCATACTCTACGTACAACTTGTTACAAATATCTATTTTTGGAATACCTGCAGCAAATTGTTTTTAAACATCAATATCCTTCATTTTATAACAAATCCATAAACTTTTATCAACTTTATATTACTCCACTTCTTTCTTAATAAAATTACTCTTATCAAGATAACTAGAAACAAATAACAGAATTCGCTCACGAAGTTTAGCTAAATTAGCGACTAACTTGTTGATATAAACAACATTAATATCATATTTAAAAGTTGATTCATACAAGTATGGAAGCGACCAACTAAT